ATGAAAAAGGGGGGAATTTTTTCGCGACCCCCCTCCCCCTATTTAGAATCTCCTGCTTTGTGAAAACTCTCAAAGATTCAGTTTAGGAAGAAGAGGATCGCGAAACTTTTGTAAACATTCCTGTTACGTTCTCCTGACAAATCTCATCTATTGCATCATTGATAGCGACCGTCTGGTCGGCGTCAGATAGTTCATCTGAAACCTTTGCGATGCGTGCGAGGAGAGAGGGAGAGTTGTAACCAGCTTGACGATCCCAACTAAACCACTCATCGAACTGATCGAATGGATCGAATGGATTGTCAACTGTTGTCAGCATGTACTCAACATCTTCTTGGTTAGTATCAGCCATGTCTCACCTCACTCATTGATACTAGCTTTGAGTGTGGACAAGGAGACACCAAGTGCATCAGCAACATCGGCTTGTGTGTAACCATTTGCCAACATCTGTTGAGCACGAACAGTCTTAGCAGAAGTCATTAGGTTCTGTACCTTTGGTGTGGCCAGCTTCCTAACGGTCTTAGCATCAGCATTGTTCAGGATCTGAGTCAGTCTGCTAGGACTAATAGCACCAGCTTGGATAGCATCCCACTCCGACTGAGTAGGACGGATGCGGTGCTTTGCTGCACCTGTTCTAATCCTTGCATCATCAAGTGCTTTGTTCCTGAACTTCTTCACTTGATCAGCAGTAAGAGTAGGATCTGATTGGCGCTTCAAGGCTACCACCTGACCGGCAATAGCCTGGGCTTGTCTTTCGAGGGGGGCGTTTTTTTTCGCTTCATTTAGCTGAGCAACAAGTGATTGTACTTCCTTGTTGTATGTCTTGGCTGCTGAAGGCGAACGCTCAATAGGCTTCGTAGAAACCGATTCTTTCCTAGCCATGTTAGCCAAAGCCTTAAGCTGATTGGAATGTTCGGCATAGATCAGTTCCATACGAGCGGGGGTAGGACTGACGATAAGTGCATGAGCATCATCTACAATAGACCCACGCTTAACTTCAATTGTCTTAAGCTCAGGCTTACCCGTCTTCTTATTGATGACCGGTTCCCAAGTCTTAGGTTCAACCTTAGTCTCACCCGTATCTACAAACACCCGCTTACCAGTAGCCGGATCAATAGGGCCGCCTTCACTAGCCCTTCTTGCCCGCCTCTTAGGAACGTGTACGGGAGATGTAGATCTAGACAGAAGTGTTGAAGCACCGCCACTTCTATCACCTTCTCTAGACTGATACAGATCCCTTAGCTGCTTAATACCATGGTCTTTCTCAGACTGTTTGTAATCAAGACCGTGTTTTTCAGAATCGATTACAACCATGGAATGTTTTACAGCACGGGCCAACTCATCTGTATTAGCACCCCGAATAGTCATGTCAGTAATCAAGTTACTGATTTTGCCCATCTCGGTTGCCATAGTGCGTTTCTTGATCTTAGCAATACCAGATCCTGGTGGGATCTTGTATGTCTGCGGATCAAACCCCTTCAATCCTTCTAGAGGGGGGGTGTTTTTTACAGAACCTTGGTTATTAGGGATCAGAAGAACGTGGTCCCCATCAAAGTCCGCACCAGACAAACGAGAAGCAACACTGTGATGAATTCCTACAGCATCAACCGCACTACTACCAATAATCTTCTTGGCCTCAGGGTTGCGATTGTTTACCTTCAATAGTGGGATTTCAAACGTACCACCATGAGGAAATCTTACTAATGCCACATTCGTACCATCTTTAAGACTGGGAGCATACACTTCTGTATGCTTCACAGAATTGATAGGAAGAATGACCTTAGTTGCCTGACCCTTCATAGCTGCGGCTTCTAGATGCACAGCAGAAGAATCTGTTTCATCACCGAACGTTTCGAGCAATTTCTTACGAACAGTTGGGTTTGTGAGACTAGAGATCTCATCAAACTCCTTCAAACGTTTCTCGTACGTTACCTTGAGTTGCTGTTTAGCCAAAGCTGGACTTTGCTTAGACAAGAACTGTGAAGGAAGACTCTTTGACCAGGTATCCCAATCACCTTCCTCATTCACGATGTTCAAGTAACCGCGCTGTCCACCAGGTTTGATTGCTGCGGTAAATGGATTTTTAACATCAATAGATCCATCTTCTTTCCGCTCCATCGGCTTAAAGACTTGCTTAGCGTCAGGATCGGCCTGCATCTTAGGCGTACCCTTTTTCTTGTTGGTATTGAACACAATGTCAACACCCTCAGGAAGGTCGTCCTTGTATACAGCCACACCCTTCAAATAGTGCGTACCGTCAATAGCAATACGAACCTGTGCATAATTGGCCTTTCCCATATCAAGACCTTTGACACCAGGACGAACATGAATGATTCCATCTTCTGTGGCGCCACCTTCTTCGGCATACCGAACTTTGACCCTCTTAGAAGGAAAAGACTTTGGAGGATTGGGGCCGTTGTCCCAAGTTTCTCCGCCATCTTCAGTTTTCTCATTAGGTCGTTTAATCAGATGCTTGTTTCTACGAACTTCACCTGTTTCGACATTGTCTTTTGTCAAAACTTTGAAATTCGTATGAAGACCCGTCCCAATTGCCGTAACAGGAAAAGTATGAACTTTGTATCCCTGTTCCTCGAGCATTGCTACCGCAGTCTTAAATTTCTCAGCACTGATTCCTAGAGAACCACCTTCTCCGATAGGAAGATCAAGTTCTACACCAGATCCAACATCCAAGTAAGTTTTCTTCTCTACCTCTCTTTTCAGCATGTCTGCTGTTTGTGTAAGGACATTCGCCTTACGCTCAGCACCTGGCTTCAGAAGATCTCGAATTCTTGATTCGTTGAGATTCATCTGTCGTCCAATAGCAGAATTGGACATTCCTTTGTCTTTTAGCCGTTGAGCTTGCTGAATCAGATGCAAATTCTTTTCGTTCCGTGCCATAGTCCTTCTTGCGCGGAACTGTGTGGTGGTCATACCGAAACCACGAGCAATCTCCGTATCCTTCAAGCCTTGCTTACGAAGATTGTCTACAGCATCGAGAAATTCTCGATTTCGAGTTGTTTCCGATCCACCAGAACCCCAAGGATACCTACCAGACTTACGAGGGGTGCCATAATGAGAAAGATGACTATCGGCGTCAACAATCGGACTCACGACTCCTCCTCTCGTCTAATGGTTTCAATGAGGTCGTCAAACTCCACAATCTTGTCCATGATAAACCTAATATCCTCTGGATCTGCATCAAACACTGAAACTTCAGGATCTTGATAGATCCTAAGCTCAATTCTGATGTCTTCTGGATTGATCCCGTACTCGAGACAGAAAAGTGCGGCATAAACTTCTAGTTGATGGACTGACGCTTTGACCAGTCCAGTTTTTAGATCTGAAACTCGGAGAGTCTTGTACCGGAATGAAATTGCATCTGCCGTACCAAAGCAGTTTTCAGAATAGAAGAGAACCTGTTCTGTTTCCATACGGTAGTGAATGCAATCGTTTATGTACAGACCCAAAATGCCGGAATGATCAGAGAGTCTTCCGGCACGTATCTCTTGCATGGCGTAATCGTGTTGATATACGCCCCATTGAGATGCTTGTGCAGCCGTCCATCTTTCTGTTAGACGGTTTGGTGAGTAATTGATCCAGTGGTAGTTACTTGGGCTAAGGAACGCATGTTCGCCGCGAAGCCTCAAATGCTTGTTGAAGCGCATCCAACACCTCATCTTCGTTCTCTGGATAAATGTATGCAGCAAAGCACATGTCGTCTAGCTTCTGCACATAGTAATCTTGATTTGGTTGGACTCGCGAACCCACTGAATCCTTAACCTCTAGACTTGCCCAGAACCCACCCTCGAACAAGAGAGTAAGATCCAAGATTCCTTGAAGGTAAGATGGATCGTTTTTCAAGACTTCGCAAGGAAAACGTCGCTTGATCTTTTTGATCAGTTTTCCCTGATACTGATTCTCAGCCAACGTTCCCCCTTTCTACGAAGTAATAGATGAAAAAAGGAAAGAGGATGTATAGTCATGGGTCATCCTCTCTCCATCAAGTGCATTGTTTGCGAGACGACCTAATGTCTAATCTCCACCAAACCTAAGACTACATATCGGTTTGAAACTTTAGGTGGATCAATCATGTTACGAACATCGGCAAACGCAATACCTTTCTCTCCATTCTCTTGTCTTTTTCTAAAATCATCAAAAGCTTCTTGAGGATCGTCTGATGAAAAGAGAACTCGTTTTTCCCACTCAATTTTCAATGACCCGAAACTCCTGGTACGTAGGCCAACAAACCGTTCGGTTGGCGATTGACAAAACAACATCTGATTCAAGAAGACCGTACCTCTTAGCGGTCTTGAAGGAGGTAACTGTTACTTCTCCCGTCTTCACATCTTGGAGAGGTAGAAGAATCGGATGCACATACGGTTCCCTGAATTGACGGTTGTACTTGATGGCAAACCATCTTGGCCTCCACACTAAATTGGTGTAGTGATTGTTCCAACGGTTTCCATCCAAGTTGATGGGTGTATCGAAGATGTCGCTTTGACCTTTGACAAATGCCTTAGCGACCAGAAGGGGAACGGATCGATGTTTCTGCTCTCCCTCTTTCATCATTCCAACACACACCACACCGAACTGGTTTTCAGAGAGGGCCAAGATTCTCCCAGATTTATCAGCCCGTACACGCCCATCATCAGAAACAGAGTAACCAGGAAAACCCGGTATTCTTTTCCAACGTTCAGACATCAGTACTTCACCAATTCCGTCGAGACAATACTACTAACCGGTACCCGACGGAAAGGAATACTTCCCCTATCCGTGCGACCAGCTTGCTGAAACACCGCATGACGAACCCCACCAATATCTTCATAACCCTTAAACTCCCCATCGAACTGAGTTGTGACAGCAATCAGGTACGTCTTTCCTTCCTTGAGCTCCATTGCAAACCTCCAGTTTTGCCAAGATTTCTTGAAGAAAAACTTTTTATAAACGCTTACTTAATAGCTAATAGTACTATTTACTTATTAAGTGCTCGCGTACAAAAAGTTTTTAGCCTCAGATTCGGGGCAAATTTTTCTGAAAAAGGCTTAAACAAGCCATTTCACCTATATCGAATTTTCGTCAAAAGCAGAAACGTTGAAATTCTTCTTCGATTTTAGCGATTTCCACACTGCTCGATCTATGACCGAATTTGACCTCAAAATGTAGTAGTAGAGGTCTTTGAAGGGTGTATTGAGGCGATCGATTCGACCATGTGCCTGT